CCAGTCGAGGGCGACTGGAACATGTCGGAGCTGCGATTGTGAAGATCGCTGATGGGTGTGTAGCCGTAGGCGTCCACCTGGTTGGCGGCTTCAAGCGCCAGCGCCAGCGCCCAGAAGCGGTCGGCGTGACCGTCCGGTGTGCTTTCGGCGGTGAAGCGCACATTGCCGGCAGCGGTCACCTGCTTGGTGACCAGGCGCAGATCCGAGCGGATCTCCTTGTCATAGGGGATGCGGATGCGCCGATCTTCCATGTGCGAGCGCACCGGGTAGGCAAGTGCTTCCTTGACGCGCGGCGTGAAGGTGACCGCCTCGACCATGGCCTCGCCGAACTTGTCCTGGGCATCATCGGCCCAGCCGATGCCGAGGCCGGTGGCGTCGATGCAGACGCGCACGCACCGTTCCAGCCACGGCCAGAGGATCTTTTCCTGGTCGGACTTGCGCATGTTGCGCATGGTCTCGACATGGCGGGTGTAGAGCACATCCCCCAGCCGCTCGATGACCCACAGGACCGTCAGATCCTTCTTGCGGCCGATATCGACGCCGGCATAAAGCTGGCGTCCCTCGATCAGCTGCCAGTTAACGCCGGCACCATATTCGGCCGAGGCGATCAGGTCATACTCCAGGAAGGCCGCGTCGTCGTCTGCCGGCTGACACATATATTCCTGGAGAAAGCTTTCCTCGTCGGCCGCACCGGATTTGACCCAGTCGAAATATTCCGCCTCGGTCATCTCCTGCCGCTCGTCATCGTCGGGAAGCGACTGCTGCAGCTTGTAGAGAAAGCCGTCGTTCAAGGCGTCTTCAAGGGTCACGCGATGCAGGCTGATCTTTTTCGGATTGCCCTTTTCTCGCGCCTCGCGGACGAGACCGTTGAAAAAGTTATGACTGCCGCGATGGGTGGAAATCACCTCCATCGAGCCGCCCCAGGTGATGCCGGGATAGGCGATGGTCCACAATTTGCGAGGATCCGGATGCAGCGCAAATTCGTCGAGCACGCGGCCGCCGCGTTTGCCGGCCTGGGCATCCGGGTTGGAGCTCATGGAATTGATGCGCTTGCCATTGGCAAATCGCAGGGTGTAGGCGGTGTGTTTGCCCTCTTCGTCGAGCGCGATCTCGCCCATGTCGCGGGCGGCCAATTCCAGATTGCCCGACCACAGCTTGCAATCTTCCAGAAAGAGGCGCGCCTGGATATCGTCACGCGAGGAGACCCACTGATCGTGCCGGGCCGAGACGAGCGCCGTGCGGGACACCGTGGCATAGGCAGTTGACCAGGAGAGACCGATCTGGCGACCTTTTTCCATCAGCTTGAGGCGCGAATTGTCGGTGATCCACCGGCTCTGATAGGGCAGGAAGATGGCCTTTGTGTTGGCGGGAATGATCCTGGCGCGGCCCATCAGGTGATACCCAGGCGCCGATTGATCTCGTCCATCGTCTCATCCGAGACGCCAGCCTTGCGCACGGCATCCTTGACCTCGCCCAGTGCCTTTTTGTATTCGGCTTCAACCTTCTGCCGGCGGGTGGTCGAAATGTTCTGGGCCGTCAGCGCCGATCGCAGGGCATCGGCGAGCTGTTTTGTATCCTTGGTGTCTAGCTTTCCACGCTTTGTGCGTACCGTCGTGAAAATCAGGCTCTTGATCGCCTCGACAGCGATCAACGTCAGGTCATCGCTTTCCTCCGCGTCAAATGTGCCGGCGATGGCCGCAGCCATTTCCCGCGCCTCATTGATCTCGCGCGTCATTTCGTCGAGGCCGATCGAATAGCGATTGAAGGATGAGAATGACGGAATGACAAACTCAAGCTCGCCACGGCTTTCCCGCTTGGCGTGGTTCAACTTGTCGGAGAACTCCTGGTAAATGTCGAGCTGGCTACGGTTTGTGTCCTGCAGCTCTCCCGCCGCCCAGCTGACGATATGGTTGACCTCCGGCGGCAAGAGCTGAAGGGAGTTGAGCCGGCCCCGTCCTTTCCTCGCCATCGCTTACTCCGGCCGTGCGCTGACCGGCATGACGCCGGCAATGTTGATAAGGCCGGACAAGTGGTGCTGTCCACGCGCCTCAAGCCGGGCGATCTTCACGGTGTCGCGGGCAACGACGGACACCGCACCCATATCCTTCAGATACTGGTACTGCGCTTCGACCCATTCGCGCGACTTGTCGATCAGGAACCCCGCCAGCAAAAAGCCCTGCATCCGCGACGATGACATGGCCTTGTTATCCTCTTTGGCCAGTTCCTTCAGGATGACCAGCCGTGCCTCTTCTTCCATGGAAAAACCCCGCGTCATTTATGGTTGGCCTGTTCCAGCATGAATTCCTGCAGACGGATGCTGACGGCAGCGATCGGTTTCAGGCGCTCTTCGAGCGCCGTGAACTTGCCGTTCATGTCACTCAGCTGCAGCTCCATGCGGTGCTGAGAGTCTCGGTCAGGCAGATGCTTCATCTCGTTCTCGATGGTCTGGATACGCCGATCATGCTCGATCAGCTTCAGTTCGACCTTTGTCAGCCGGTCATCCAGTTTCTTTTCGCCGGATGACATCATCGTCCGGATGTGGGCGATCAGGTTGAGGCTGGAGAGTGCCAGCGCAACGAGGCCGCTGATGACGGCAAGGTCAAAGGTCATCTCAGGTATGCTTCCTTCTCGGCGATCTCCTGGCATTCCAGGCAGCGCGTGGCGGACGGATAGACGCGCCGGCGCGCCGGTGAAATCGTGGCGTCGCACTCGCATTGCTCGCGGCCTTGCCTCGTCAACTCTGCGCGGGCGGCATTGATGCGCGCCTGGCGCTCCTGCTCGACCCGCATCTCCCCGACCTCGCGGTCAAACTCACTGTACATGCGAGGCCCCCACGGCCGCAGCACGGCGGGTTTCGCAGATGCGCAGCGCCGCCCGATCGCGGCCCCAGAAGCTGACGGTCTCGCCGCCGGTGAGATCGCGATCCGGCAGCGTGACCGGATCGGCGCATTTCAGCTTCGCCTCGGCTGGGATCTCCGGCGTCACGAACACGGTGCGCACGATCGGTGCCCGATCAACGGGCGAGCAGGCGCACACGATCGCGGCCAAGGCCACAGGCGCCATCATTCGGCAAAGCCGCATTGTCTGTCTCCAGTTGGACTAGCTGCGCCTCGACAGAGGCGACATGGGCACGCGCCGCCTCTTGGGCGGCCATGGTTTCTCTGAGTTTTTCCGCGATCAGCTTCTGCGTCGCAGCCTCGGATTGGGCGATCTCCGCCGCCCAGTGTGCATCGCGCTCGGAAATGGCCGAGGCGCGCGCCTCGCCGACCAGGCGCTCGACGGTGGTGAGGCAGGCCAAGCCGATCAGCACGACGGCAAGCAGCATCAGACCGGCAACAATCAGCGGCGTGGCCGCCTTTGAAAGCCACGCCGTAATCATGGGGCATCTCCCTGACTGGCGATCGGCTTGTCGCGGGCAAGGTAAGGAGGGGACGAAAGCGCTTCAGGTGCGGCCTCGCGGGAGGCCCGAAAATCCATTGACCCGAAACCACGATGAATACCCAGCATGGCAACGATCAGGCCAACCATCGACGGCACGGCTATCGTGCCGAATTCGACGGTCTGACCGTTCAGGGTCGCACCGATCGTCAGCATCAACATGACGGCCCATGCCATGGCCAGGGAGGTCCAGAGCATCTGCTTGGAGGTGGAATAGGAGGGCTTCTGCATGGCTTAAGCCCCCCGCAACGCTGCCCAGGTGGCCGGATCTGCGATCCCTGTCGGGCGGATGCCTTCCGAGGATTGGAAATTTTTCAGCGCCAGTTCGGTGGCGGGGCCGAAATCTCCATCAATGCCGATCCGTGCGCCGTGATGGATCAGCAGCGACTGCAGCCGCTCGACATCCGGGCTGTCGGACAGACCACGATGCAGGACCGGCCAGTCCTTCGAAAAGGGCGTCGCGGTGCCGGCGGCGATCAGCCGGGCAACGGCGGCCTTGGCCCGAGCGAGCTTCTCCTTACGATCCGCCAAGCCGTTGCGACCGCCGTTGATCGTGCGCGTGACGGCGATGACATCATCACGATCGGCCGCCTCGTTCAGGCGCCGGGTCGTCCAGAAGTAGATGGCAGACCAGGCCACCCAGCTCTCATCGACCAGCAGTTCCGGCTGTGCCTCGAAGTTGGGGACAATGCCAGGCAGCTGCTTCCTGATCCATGCGGTGAAGGCCCGGTAGTTGGCGCGGCCGGTCAGCTGGATAGGGCCACGTCCTTTGAAGCGGCGACCGTCACCGGTCTTGATGTTGCCGAGATCTTGCCGACCTTCATATGCTGCACCCGACGCATATTCTTCAAACGTGCAGAAGCTGTCGCTCTCATGTGCCAACTGCGACAGGAAATGCGCCATCCGCAACGGTGTATTGATCTCATAGGCATCCATGAGATCGGGCAGCGCCCGCCGCAGGATCGCGATATTGGTGGCTCGTGCGCCGGCGCGGTTGGGCAGCACAGGTCCGCCGATAGCGACAAACGTGTCCGAGATCAGTGCCTGTGGCAGGCTGTTCTGTGACATGAAAAAGCTCCAGAGCGGGGTGCGATCTGGAGTGACTTTGCCCGCCATGCGGGCAGATAAATCCCCTGACACTGTCAGGGGCGATGTCGATTAGAAGAGGGATCCCTGGCGACCGTCCTTGATCTTCTTGCGCGCCCGGTAGGCGGAGCGTTCATGCATGCCGGCCGCGGCGGCTGCGGCAGGTGCCGAAGATCCGGCCTCCAGCGCCTCAACGAGGCAACGCTTCTGGATGGCCTGTTTCGCGATCGGGATCAGAATGCGGATGCCCGAATTGCCGACCCGGTAGTGATTGCAGATTTTCTGCGCCGTCTCAAGTCCCAGCAGTTCAGTCAACCAGTGACCGGATCTCGCGTTTCTGGGGATATAAACTGTCTGACCGCCCTTTGCCTCAGACATCTTCAACGCTGCTTCATAGCCGGCAACCTCTTCAATCTCTGCTACGACAAGGGGGAGATGTTGTGACTGCTTAGTCATCGGATATCTCGCGAACCTGTTTCGCAGTTTTGGCGATTGCAGAGTTCCGATAGCACGAGGGCGTCGTACGGTGGGTGACGTTTACCACGCGACCATCCAGAAGGACGAGTTTCACGCCTTGGACAATCACACCAGAGGCGCCCTCACGGATGCCAATTTCGGCCATAGACGCGATTTGCGCCCGCATGCTTGCGGCATCGAAGCCATGCACCAGTTCGAGGAAACGAATGATCGCCTTGTCGGTCACCTGGTGTACGTGGGTCATTTCGAACCTGCCTTTCTGGCGCGAACCTGCTTTCCAAGTTCATTCATCACCGTGTGCCATTCACGATTGGTGACGGCGGCGAGATAAAGGACCGGCTGGCTGAGTGAGGACGCGACGGCTACATCGAACCCGTGGCGGGCCATCAGGCTCGCATCCGGGTGCAGGATTTTCCATTGGGCCCAGGCGATCTTGGCGCCGTCCTTGGCGAGCCAGTCGAAGCCGTTGGTGTTGCCGTACATCACGCCGGCCTCGCGTTTCAGCCACGCCTTCAGCGCCTCAATTGCCTTGCGGGCATCATCGGGGAAGTGAAGGAAACGGACGTGGTCGATGCCGGTCTGTCTCTTGACGAAGGCGAGGAGGGCGCTGTCCCGGCGATCGCGGAAGACGCCGAGATTGTAGCCTGCGATCCAGAGCGCCTGGAGCTTCTTCGCGTATTTGCCGGACAACGCTTTCGAGGACTGGCGCTTGGCCGGGTCAAAACCTTCATTGCGGAAGACGGCGAGGACCTGGGCGCGCTCGGCCTCTGTCATATCCTTGGCGGATGTCTTGCCGGTGAGATTGGCGAGCTTCGCACGGTACGTGTCGTCATCGAGGCGAAGCTGCCTCTTTGCAACGTGAAGTGCAGCGATCGACGAGCTCATAGCGCTTTACCTCGCGGCGAAACTCCGTCAATTTTCAAGCTGTTCTTCACTTGAAGAGTTGCGAGCGAACTATGCGTCGAGCCACGGAAAAAGCGACTTACATTGGCTGGGTTGCCGCGTCTCTTTTCGGCGCGATAACTGCTGTAGTCCTGATCGCCTCCGAACCGGCCTATAGCGCGTTTTGTGCTTCCTACTCCGACAAGAGCTGCCTTGCCGGTCTGATTTATGACTACCAGACACTGCTCACCGGCATTCTCGCTTTGGCGGCGGCTGGTTTGACTATTCAGCGCATGCGCAAAGACGACAAAAGCGCTTCCGAACGGCACCTTCAGCAGATGCAGCTTTCTCGGCGTCCCGATCGCCTTCGCCTTGAACGTCATGTCCTCCCTTGGCTTCATGAATTGAAGCGGACCTTGGAACTCCTTCAAGAGTTGCGAGAGAGTGAAGTCGAAAATCCCATCGGAATGCAGTCTCGGAGCCCAGTCGGAATAGACGATGACCGAT